ATGAAATTCAGCGTTAATCAAGTTTTTGGTTGTGTTGTGTTTGCAATTTTGTATGTGATGTGGGTATTGATAATCACTGCTTGCGATTATCAGCACATAGAAAGGGTAAAGAAATTTATGATGGTTCAATTTGACATTTTAGACGGTAAAGAAATCAATGAAAACATTGAAAAAAAGCGGTTGGATTTTATTGGTTTTTGGGTTACAAAAGAAGAGAAAAAGCAAGTTTTAAAACAGGCGAAAGATGCAAATTCAAGTGTTTCTGATTTGTGCCGTCAAACTCTGTATCTTGACCCTGTAAAAGAATAAAAGTGAGGAATAAAAATGTTTGAAACACCGTTTGCATATTTCGTATTTTTATCATGGTCAGGATTCGTCTTGGCTATGGTTGCATATATAACGGTTTTTAAGATTTCGCATTTTAAAAACTATGTAGCAAAATGGTGAATTAAATTTTTCTGTCCTTGTGGCCAAAGGGTGGGGAATTTTAAGATAGTAGTAATAACAAAAAACAAAAAAGTTGAGGTAAAAAATGGGTATTGTAAAAAGTATCAAAGAATCATTCGTTGAAGCAGTTCAGAGAACCGCAGAACTTGGGAAAAATAAAGTTCTGGCAACTATAGCGGTTGCGCTGATGGTCGGTGTATCATCTTCGTTTGCAACTGGTGGCGTAACTCTTCCGAGTACCGGAATAGACGTTGCCGAATACGTTACTGCTGCAATAACAGCGCTCGGAGTAGTGCTCGCTGCAGTAGTCGGCGGATATTTCGCATTCCTGCTTATCAAGAAAGCAATGCGTTGGGCCGGTAAGGCTCTTGGTTAATCGTCCAATTAACCATTAGGGGAGGGTAGGGGTACTCCCATGCGCGTCAACTTAAGGCTGGTAAGCTGTTGATTTGCAGAGCAGGGCACATTAAACAAGACCTAAAGAGCGACATATTTGTCCAAAGTTTAGTCGTTGTCGCGTATCATACAGAAATAGAGTGGCTTGTGCGGAACGATCAGCTATGATATTTACAAGATGGTCTGGGGCAAGTAGAAAGATGAGAAAATTTTCATTCCAGACTTTCGCGGTTTTGAGTAAACTCGGGCAGTATTTTTCTGATGAGGTTTGTCTCAGTGGCTCCCAGAAGCATTTCTGAAAGCAGAGGATGAAAATCAATTTGCCAAGAATAGTTGATTCAGCCTGATAACGTGAAGCCGCAGAAGAGAGAGTGGTTATATTGAAAAGACTTTTCCACGTTTTGAAAATCACCTCAATTCGCCACCGGCATCCGTAAGCAGAAGAAATGTCTTTGGCAGTCCATATTTCAGAAGTGACATTGGTAAGAAAAATTTCCCATTTGAGCAAACGCATATGCTTTTTTTGCGGTGCCTTGCCTTTAACACTTTTAGTATGAATATTTAATTTACGCCGCCGTTCATTCGCAATTTTTTCAGGAATCGGAAGTGCAACAAGACGGAGCATCAGTTTTTCATCCCGCCCTGCAAGAACCATTATATCCAGCGATCCTTTTTTTTGAAGTGTTTTCAGAAGGTCAAGAGGAGAGTTGTCCGGCAGATACAAAGAGAGGACATATGGACAGCGAGAGAGGAAAAATGCATTAAGACTGATAAGTTTCCGTAGCACCGGAAGGATGAAGTATCCCAAATCACGAATAAGCAAGTCCATCGGCTGAATGAGATGCAGTACATCCGGAGATGCTGTGTAATCATTTTTGCGGAACTGAGTTATTTCCAGGGAGGTGAAAGATTCATTTTTCAGATCCATTATAGACTGGACCTTTAACATTGCAGCTGTATATTTTGAGCTTTTGTTGCCGCAGCCCGGATAAGCTTTTGCCAAACAATTCGGCAGTTTGATACAGGTGCTGTCTTGGACCAGCACACGGTTAAAATAGGAAAACATTCCGGCAGCAGCAGTTTTTTTAGCAGTTTGCGAAATTAAATGTCCAAGTACAAGTTGCAGAAACTTCACCATTGTTCCATCCACGCGCTTCCATATGGACTGCCGGGAAACCGGCAGATGAAAAAGTATTGCCATAATTGAAGAACAAGTACTGTATGCAGCACTTGGATACGCGCCAAGGAAAGTAAAAACGGAAAGCAGCGCCATTGGTGTCATCTTCCGCGAAAGGCGCTTCATTAATCCGCTTTTCAGCGCCGTTTCATTGATATCAAGATCTGATAAATATTCACCAAACATCGTTTGCAAAAGGTCATTTTTTTCTTGTTTTCTTATAATAGTCATGTTTTTTGGGATAATATATAGTATATATACTATATATAAAGAATAAAACTTTCTTTTTATGCAAAAATATGCAATATTACCAGCAATGATTACCAAATAGGAGCTGAAGATGGGATATGAAGTAAAGATTCAGAAAGTCGAAAGGCCGACTAACCGCTCATTTTACGTGAACCTTCCTACGCCTGTTGCCGATGCGATAGGCCTTGAAAAAGGAGAGGTTTTCGAATGGCTTCTTGAAGACAAAAATACATTAATCCTAGTTCGGAAAAAACTTCAACAGCCAAGAAAAATCAATGCACTGAAGAATAAGCCTTAACCTATTTGAGTAAAATATGTTATACCTTAAGTTGACGCGCATGGGGGTACTCCTCCCCTTTTTTAATTTAAAACATTTTACGAGGGTTTTAATATGATTCCAGAAGTTGTTAACATTAGCGGTTTTATTACAGTAACGATTGAAACATTAGGGGCTATTATTGCGGTGATTATTGGTGGCTTTTTTACATTTTTGGTTATTAAAAAATGGTTAAAATGGGGAAATCAGTTAGATGGTTCTTCATCTTCGGTTGGTGATAGGGGATTTGGTTATCATACAGATGGAACGCCTATTGGTGATCCTAATGATGTGTTTCCTGATGATAATTATGAATCAAGCACTCGTACTAGAACTGTTGTATTTCGTAAAATGGAATAAAAATGACTACTGAACAGGCATTTCTGTTACTTGAAAAACTTGATATGATTATAGCATTATTACAGAATTTTGATCAAGTTATTTTTCTTCTGCAGACTATAGCAATAGCGGTTAGTTTTAATTGGGGAATTCATCTTATGCAATTAATTATTCATTCAAAAAATCAGAAAAACATTTTATGAAAACGTCCGTTTTTTTTCTATTTCTATTTATACTTATTGAGTTTTTAAGCGTATTTGTTGATGCCAGACAGGCTCCGAGTTTTGCGCAGTTGGAAGGTTCTATCAATGGGAAAGTCAGTAGTTTTAAAAACAATTGTTCAGGGAAATTAAACAATTTTGGTAGCTCTGTAAATGGGAAACTTGACTCTTGGAATAGCAACTATAGACAGGCACAGCAGAATTTTCAAAACTCAGTAAATGCAAGATGTGATTCAGTTTCATCAGGGATATCGAATTCAGTTAATGCGTTACAATCTTCGATGGATAATAAGTTTGATTCGGCTGGTTTTTCAGCGTTTAAAAATGATTCAAATGATGCATTCAAAAAACTTGCCTCTGATATAGGTGAGTTGAAAAACAATTTTAAAGCGGCGTTGGAGTCAGATTTAGGCTCTAATTTCAGTAATATTTCAAGTGATTTTGATACATTAAATTCTGGCTTACAGACTGAGGCATCAGACATTTCAAATGATTTTGATGCAGGCGGTGAATTATCTGATGCGGTTGATGAAGCGGAAGACGCTTATCAAAATGAACAGGCACCGCCATCACCCTCTGATGGTTCGGTCGCTGGTCATTGGGTTCCTCGGCCTGCTTCGCATCCATATGCAGGCTGGGCCGATTACGTTGTAGGCGCAGGAACTTATACGGTGAGGATAATGCCTTCTCCTGCTGGTGTTACTGGTGTTTTTTACGTTGATTATGGTGATGGAACTCAATGGATTTCAAAGGGTGGTGTTGCTGACGGTTCTGTAATTGTTTTTTCTCATGGTGGCCAATTATGTGGCCCTGAAGATAAGCCTTATTACAAAGCTTATTTAGTTAAGGGTGCTGATCAGCTAGCGGTTGACGGTTTAACTCAAGCAGATGTGACAGATAGTGATAATGATGGTTCTTCGAATGCTCAGGAGGCTGCAGCAGGGACAAATCCTAATGACGCAAGTTCGGTTCCTGCTGTTGAAAAAGAACCGGATACTAAAGCTGGTGTTGATGGTGCAAAAACTGGAATAAGTGCACTTGATGAAATTATTGCAAAGTTGAGTCCTGATTTTACAGCGTTTTCCAGTCCGGGAACTGAGGATTTTTCTTTAAGCATTCCGATTGAAATAGGTTCATATTCACAGACATTTCAGATAGGGCCTTTTGATTCTCTTCTTGATGGAAAACTTACATGGATGCGTACAACAATTCGTTTATTTATTACTGCAATTATGGCCTTTGTTCTGGTTAGAAATTTAATTAAAGTATTGAAAGAATGGTGATATTATGGGATACGTTTTGGATGGTTTTAAAGCGTTTTTCGATTGGATAGTTGGGTCCGTTTCATCAATGGTAAATCCGATTCTCCAGCCTATAGCAGATACTATTCCTGATTGCTCCATGAATATAACATCTGTTGTTCAATTTTTCGGCTTAATAAACAGTTGGTTTCCCTTGGATTATGGTGTTGGCCTGATTGTAATTTATTATTCAATTTTACTCATATTTATAGTTGCTCGAAGTGTGTTGAAATTCATTCCATTTATAGGCTGATATTAAAGTTTAAAAAAAGATTTAGGGATAAACAAAATGGCTTCCACAATTATTTTAACTACCGGTGTACCGGGTTCAGGAAAAAGTTATGTTAGATGTGCATGTTTTCTTGTTGATTATTTTCTTCTTAACAGTGACGGCCTTCATATTTCTAATTTTCCTGTTAATGCTGACCTTGTTGCTGACGAAGTTGTTCGTCGTTCTAATTTGTTTAAAAAAGGTTTTTGGGCTAAAATTACAGCTCCTTTCCGTCGAAAACATCATAGAATTACTAAAGAAGAAATTTTAAATAGAATCAAGATTATTCCTGATGAAGTTTTGCAGAAATGGCGAAATGAAGAGTCTGGCCCATGGGAATATTTTAATGGTGTAGATTTAACAGAATCTCATATTGCACTTGATGAAATTCATAATTTTATAAGTCCTTCAAAAAGTCCTGCGTATTTAAAATTATGGGATGAGTTTTTAGGCGAAGTTCGGCATCGTGGCTGTACATTTGAAGGCCTGACACAGGACATTTTATCTGTTGACCCAATATTAAAAAACAGGGCAGGGATACGTCTTGAATTGGTTCCTGCAGATACTTTGCGAGACCCTTTCTTTCACATCACAATGTCTGATTGGTATGAATTAAAAGCCTGTTTTACTGGTGAAATTAAAAAGTGTGTATTTGAGCGTGAATATCAAATGCGCTTCTCTCGATGGGCTTGCTTGCGAACACATAGATTTTATTTAAATCAGGATTATTTCAAATATTATAATTCTTATAATGCTTCTCTTTCGGAAAAAGAATCTGGCGAAGTTAACGAAAATAGATGTCCGAAATATGAATTTCAAAAGCGTACAAAATTATCATTAGTAACATGGTTCTGTTTAAAAAATATATGGACATTGGCACCTAGATTAATTATTTTTTTCTTTTGTATCTGGCTCTTTTTTTTCGGCGGTTTCGTTATTGTTTTACATAGTTTTATGAATGGAATTGGTTCAATTTCCAAGGCAAATAAAAAAGATGTTAAGATAGAAAAACAGGTTAATAATTCGTCTGTAAAAACTACAGATTTAAAGGATAAAAAAGCAGTTAGTCCAGGACAGCAAAAACAAGAAGTAGTTCAAGAGTCTTTAATATATAAAAATATGACTGAGTATGATAATGACAGATTATATCCTGAAGTGTTTTATTTGGTTTATGGTGGCGATATTCACAAAAGTTCTGAGGATTTTAAAGAGATTAAAAAAGAGTTGGAAGAGCTTAGAAAAGAAAATGCTAAAGGATACGCTCCGGTATTCTTTAATGAACATGAAGTATTTTTAAAAAATGGGTTGAGGGTTTATGAAAATTATGAATTTATTGAGGGACAATTTAAGGGTAAAAAAATCAAGTTTGTTAGCCTTAAAGATAGGTATTATCAACTTGACGATAATCATATTATCAGGATGTCAGCAATTAATCAGTGA